ATGAAGATATTAGTTGCAACAGAAAAGCCGTTCGCAGCAGCTGCCGTGAACGGTATCAAAGCAGAAGTTGAGGCAGCCGGCAACCAGCTCGTGCTGCTCGAGAAGTATACAGAGAAGGCACAGCTCCTCGATGCTGTCAAGGACGCCGATGCCATGATTATCCGCTCAGACAAGGTCGATGCCGAAGTTCTCGACGCTGCCAAGCAGCTGAAGATTGTCGTTCGTGCCGGTGCCGGTTACGACAATATCGACCTCGCTGCAGCTACCGCTCACAATGTGGTGGCTGAAAACACCCCTGGACAGAATGCCAACGCCGTTGCCGAACTCGTTTTCGGACTCTTGGTAATGGCTGTTCGCGGTTTCTACAACGGCAAGAGCGGTAGCGAACTACTCGGTAAGAAACTCGGCATCCTTGCCTTCGGCAACGTTGGTCGTAACGTGGCCCGTATCGCTAAGGGCTTTGGCATGGACGTCTACGCCTACGACGCTTTCTGCCCTGCTGAGGTGATCGAGAAGGCTGGCGTACACGCTGTGGCTAATCAGGATGCACTCTTCGAGACCTGCGACGTCGTATCGCTCCACATACCCGCAACACCTGAGACCAAGCAGAGCATCAACTACGCCCTCGTCGGCAAGATGAAAAAGGGCGGCATCCTCGTCAACACCGCACGCAAGGAGGTCATCAACGAGCCTGAACTGCTCAAACTGATGGCAGAGCGCGACGACCTGAAGTTTGTCACCGACATCATGCCCGACGCCAACGACGACTTCCTGAAGTTCGAAGGCCGCTATTTCTCAACACCGAAGAAGATGGGTGCTCAGACGGCAGAGGCCAATATCAACGCCGGTATTGCTGCCGCCAAGCAAATCAACGCTTTCTTCAAGGACGGCGACACCAAGTTCCAGGTGAACAAATAATTTGCCACTTTTTACAACAAAATGCCGCAGAATTATACGTTTTGCGGCATTTTTCTTGCATATAGTGGTAATTGTCGGCAAATATGTATGTACAATGTATGTACAACTTTTCCATTTAAAATTTGGTCGTTACGGAAAAAATACCTATCTTTGCACCGTTGATTATCAAGTATGGCAAAGTTTTTTCTAAGGACCCAAAAACAGGAAGGGACGGCTACCCTGTACATCACTATTCAGAAGCGCGTCCCTAAAGTCAGTCTCAGGTTTGTATCGACTGGTATTGAAGTTGACATACAGACCTGGAATCGCGTAAACAGGAATATTCAGTCATGGAGCCGGTACACTGCCACCAAGGAGGGCGAGGAACTGCAGAGAAAGATGTCGCTGGTGATCCAGACGGTTGACAGCCTTTTCAATGAAGGCCTTATAGGTGGCAATGAGGATAAGGACGTTATTGAGGACGCTCTGAGGGACATTTCCACCGTCGAGGCCCACAGGATAAAGAGTGAGCTGCAGCAGATCAGGAAAGCCGAGGAGGAGCGCAGGAGGCAGAGCATTGTCCACTTCTACGAGTACTTCATGGAAGGTATCACCAACGGCACCATCAGGCACGGTGACGGCAAGAGATACAAGGAGGGCACCATCTACGGATGGAAAACCTTCGGTGTGCTTCTGCATGAGTATTGCCCGGATGGGGCCACCTTCAATGACATAACCAAGGCCTTTGCCGACGGCTTTCACAGATTCCTTGAAGATAAGGGCTTCATGTTGCTGACAGTCAATAACAATATATGCCATTTCAAGCGACTGTGCAACCTTGCAGCCGAGGAGGGCATCAATTCAAATGCCGTATCGCTGAAGGTGTGGAAGAAGAGGACGGCCAAGGCCGAGGACAAACGGGCAGAGATATACCTGACAGACGTTGAGCTGGATGCACTGTACAACATGAAGCTTGACTCCCATCAGTCGGCCATACGTGACGTGTTCTTCATCGGCTACCTGAGTGGCCAGCGTTTCAGTGACTACAGTGACTACAGCATCGACAACTTCAAGAAGACCGAGAAGGGAATAGATGTAATCGGCCTGATCCAGAAGAAGACCGGCAACTATGTGGAAGTTCCCATTTGGGACGTGAGGCTTACGGAGATAGCCAGGAAGTACGCCTATGTGTTCCCGAAACTTACCAACCTCCAGCTTAACCACGGCATCCGTGACATCATGAAGGCACTGTCAGAGAGTGTGCCATCCCTGCGTGAGAAGTTCACGACGGCCCTGTCACTGCCTGAACGCAAGGCAGAACTACTCTACCAGCGACTGTGTGACAAGAAAGCGTCTGGTGCCAAATGGGAAGATCTGTCAGAGAAACGAGCCTATTTCCGTCTGAAGAAGTACGCCACCGAACACAATGGAAAACCGTTGTGGGAGCGTAACAGCATCGGACAGGTGGTAAGGCCAAAGTATGAGCTTGTAAGCAGCCACACGGCACGCAGAAGCAGCATAACGAACCTCTACAAGACCGGCTTGCTCAGTTACAAGGAGATGATGAGCATCAGCGGACACAAGGATGAAAAGGTGTTCGAGGAATACATCAAGGTAGGCGTGACAGAACAGGCAGAGCGTGTCGGTGAGAAGCTGATAAAGGCGAAGGAGATACCGATGAAGAAGGCCGAGTAAGCTATACAACGTGTAAAAGAACTGGCGATTTCTTAACATGTCGAGCGTGATGTGTAAAGAAATCGCCATTTTCTTTATATATTATTCTTTACAAAACAAAACATTTATTAACATTTAGCCCAATAAAATACTCCTTTCTGTAGCGTCGGTGGGATTTTTGTGAAAAAGAGAGGCGTGTTCTATCCTATCTTTGCCAATGCAAAAATACGTAGCCGACATATTGCTGCGGCTACTGGTGCAGACAGTCTGAGAAAGATAGCCTGCACTTTTCACAGGAAGTTGTACAACAAAAGAATGAGAATATGAAATGGAACTTTATCATCAATGGTGCTCCATTGGGCAGTGGCGACCATTCAGGCGGCTATGCTCCACGTAAAAAGGAGTGGGTACAGCTTGCCCTCGCAGGTGCCTCGCTTGCTGCATCAATTTTTGGAGGTGCTTCTGCTGCAAAACAACAGCGTGAGGCAGAGCGTAGGTTAGCCAACGAGAAAGCGGCTAATGATGCCTGGTACAACCGTCACTACAATCAGAACTATGTAGATACGGCAGCAGGGCAGAATATGATCCGTATTGCCAAAGACTATGCCCGCGAGAATTGGAAGAAGGCCGCAGGTGCTGCCGCCGTTGGTGGTGGTACTGACGCAGAAGTAGCTGAGGCTAAAGCACAGGGCAACAAAATGGTAGGCAATGCGATTGCACAAATGGCTGCAACCGACACAGCCCGTAAGGACAGCGTAGATGCAAGCTACAGGGCCAGACAATCACAGTTAAACCAACAGCAGATGTCACTCGACCAGCAGAAGGCCGCAAACATCTCACAGGTGGCCGGTGGCGTGAGCGATGCCCTCATGTCAGGCGCACAGTATTTTGCTGGAACCCGTTCAGCAGCCGGTACTGGCAGTCCCGGAGGTGGCGGTGTCGATCCCGCTTCCAAGACTAACCAGCTCAAGAAAATGGGTATCGACACTAACGAGAAGTGGCTGAAAAAGAACCAGGATAAAATTTACGACTATAACAACAACTACAACCTGTTGCAGAGCGTGATGGGTGATTTAGCTTAGTGGCTTATGGCAGTACCGAATCTCTTTGAGTTCCTCACGAAGCGTCGCTCCACACAGTCGCCTGATGACGCTTACCAGCTCGACCAGCAGCAGCCGAGGACTGTTGCCACGAAACAGTACGAGCTTCCCAAGATAGACAGTGAGAACGTCATCGGCTCATTGAGCGGCATCCTTGGCCCATCTCCAGAGGAAAGAGCAGCCGAGGAGCAGAAGCTACAGGAGCATCGTCAGAAGATGCACGGCTGGACGGCACTGTTCAACGGCCTTCGCCACCTGAGTAACCTCTATTATGCCACCAAGGGCGCACCAGGACAGAAGTACAGCGACCCGCACCAGCTGATCGAACAGCAATACCAGGATGAGCGCAGGAGACTTGCAGAAATTCATGCTGCAGACCAGAAGTATTACGCCAATCTTTGGGGCCTGTACCGTCAGATGAACGACGAGCAGCGCAGGAATACCCTTGCTGAGGCACAGGCGCAGTATTACGGCACCCGTGACGAAATGGCACGTCAGAAAGCAGAGCTTGACAAGCTGAAAGCCGTACGTGTCATCAAGCAGAAGGATGGTAGCCTGATGAAGTTCGACCCCGTATCAGGAGAGTTAGAGCCGCTGTCTGAGGCAGACCCGTTGTATGTTGAGTATATGCGTTCGCAGATCAATAAGAACAACCGCACTGGCACAGGCCGCAGTGGTGGAGGCAGTAGCCAAACATACGGCTACAGAACCACCAAATGGAAAGAAGATGGTAAGGTGATAACCGAACGTGTTCCCACTACTGGAGGTCAGCCACAAGGCATGGAGAGTCCGACGAGGACAGTCCAACAGTCTAAAGGCAGTAACAACGCAGGGCAGAAAAAGAAGAAACATGTAGGCTGGTAAATATTACGACTTATGGCAAATATCAATGACGTAGAGAAACTATACAATGCGCTTAAACGCGACGGTTACGATGATTTAGGAACACTCGACGAGTTTACTTCCCGTGTGTCTGACAGAGAAAAGGCACAGAAGTTATATGAAGCCATGCAGAGGGACGGTTACGATGACCTTGGCACGGCTGATGACTTCTTTGGCCGTCTTAATCCCCAACCGGCATACAAGCCTACAGCCGACGAGCTGGCAGGCTTCCAGAATACCGTCAACAAGGCACAGCAGACTGTCGCAGGCAGTCGGCAGGCCGCAAAACGCATTGATGCGAGGCAGAAGCACGCACAGAAGACCAACTACGGCCTGACACCTCCACAGGTGAAGTTAGGCGAGAACAGCAAGGTCGTTGAGACTGATCCGCACTTAAACCTCGACACCGGCAAGATGGAAAGCACCTATATCACAGAGCAGGGCAACGAATACGGTAGCCGTGCCGGTGCTGACATCGAGCAGAACGCCGTCGATATTGCCAAGCACATGCAGACCCTTCCCGGACAGCTTCAGGATGCCTACGCAGAACGTGAGCGTCTTCAGGCAGAGATAGAAGCCGAGACACAGCGCATAGGCTACGGACAGTCACCTGAGAGGAGCTTTGCCCCGCAAGTACCTGGATCCATTCCCAGACAGTCAGCGGAGCGTCTGAGTAATGACAGGCTTCAAACACTCTATGCAGCCCAGCGTCAGAACGAGGAGCGTATCACGGCACTGGAGGCAGAACGTGATGACGATGGAAGTACGCAGTTCTGGCGTGGCTTCGTCGATGCAGCCAAGAATCCCTCTACGTGGACGTTCGGCGTTACAGACCTGCAGAACATGACACAGCTCATGCGTATCAAAGACAAGGTTGATGGTGGCGAGCAGCTGACAGATGACGAGGAAACCCTGTTGAAGAATACGATGGCCAACGGCTACGCCCAGCAGATGTTTGGCGAGAACCGAGGCTTTATGTACCGTGCAGGCGGTATCTCCATGCAGGCGTTACCTTTCGTGGCCGAGTTCGTGGCCACCGGCGGTTTCTCCTCCCTCACACAGATGGGAGCCAGTGCCGGTGAGAAGGTGGCCGAGAAGTTCGCACTCGAAGGCCTGAAGAAAACGATCCTCCGCAATACAGGCGTGGTGATGGGCGATATTGCGTCCAGCTTCATCATGGCCAATACCACTGGTGCAGCCCGTACAGGTGCCGACATCATGCAGCGTCACACAGGACAGGTGACAATGGATGAAGAGGGCAACTATAAGTTTGAGGGAGGCAAGGGCATCGGCCAGAGCATCTATGAGGGTGAGGTGGCCAGCACACTTGAATACTATACTGAAAAGCTTGGTGAACACCTGCAGTTGGGCAACTGGATAGCCAAGGGAGCCGACAAGATGGGATTGAGCAAGCTCAGTAAGGCCGTAGGCTACCTTAGCAACAGTAAGATGCTCAATGCCGGTGGCATACAGGACTATCCTTCCGAAGTCGTGGAAGAGCAGGCAAACCTGTTGCTCAATGCCATACTCGTAGGCGACAACAATTTCAGCATAGACCCGAACAGCAAGGATTTTGACAAATCCGTCTTCAATCCCAAGACCCAGCTCGACATCTGGGGAGGCATGCTATTCTCCATCGGCCTGATGCAGGCACCGAGGCTTGCACATACCGGCTACAATGCAGCAGGCTACTATGCCTACAAGCACACTACCGACGTGGCCGATGCCAATGCGGCTATCGTATTCGGCGCAGACAACTGGCAGATGATCAAGGAGCAGATAGACAACTGCGACAACGAGCATTTCAGCGAACTGATGCAGTCTGTCCTCGACGGTGGCATGAACGACATGCAGAAGACCGCCACCTTGAACTATGCGGGCAACCTCCTGAAGATGCGTGGCTATAACAATGGTATGATGGCCGACGTCAGAGGCGGTGAGGACTTCCAGAGCGAGGAAGGCTTTCTCTCTCACGGTATCGACCAGGGCTACCAGCAGGGCCATGAGGCACAGGAGCCGGACGAAAAGAAGGTTATCGTTGATGAGGCTAACGCCGCAGAGCAGGAACTTAGTCACATGTTCAGTGACCAAGATATGCAATGGATAACCAACACCGATCCGATGACCGCCATCAACGTCATGCTCAGTAACCGAGGCACCAATCCCGGAGAATGGAATGATGACGAAATATCCGCCGTCGTTGACTACTATCAGAAGCAGGCAAGGGCGCAGGGTGTGATGGATGCCGCAGCCGACGATGTGGAGTACCAGGTGGCCAAGGCCAATGCCGAGGTGGATGCCAATACCCACAAGGACCTGAATCAGATGATCATGGCAGAGAGCGGAGGCGAACAGTTCTATATCGTAGGCGGTGACGTGTCTCTTATCGAGGACGTGGAGGAAGGCAAGTACACATTCGACCAGGAGAATACGGGCGATGCCCTTATTGTCCGCAATGCCGACACCGGCGATATTAGCGTGAAATCCCCGCAGATGCTTTCCGTCACCCTCGTAAACGACCCGAACCAGCTGAAGATGGTGAACGAGACAGAGCTTCGCCAGCAGCTGACACAGCAGCATGAGGATGACATGACATTCGGCAGTCCGGCGCAAGAGGTGTTCCAGCTCAATGACACTGTGACCCTCAATGACGGTCAGGGTAACATCATCGAGGGAGAGATAGGAATGATGCCTAACGCCGTCGATGGTGCCTACGTCGTCTATACCTCCGACGGCAGGGCCATGCAGCTCACAGCCGACGACCTTAACAGAATGATTATTGCCCACAATGGGATGGAAGTTCAGCGCAGTACTATGCAGCCACCCGTAGTACAGCCAGAAGAAGCGGACAATGCCGGTGGAGAGGCAGGTGCAGAATCCGGCACTGGAGCAAACGAACCATCGGCAACCGCTTCCGAACCACAACAGGAACCTGAACCCCAGCAGCCGCAGTCAGCCCTCGACAGAATCCCCGTCCTTCAGGATGAAAGCGGCAGGCCCATCCTCAACAGGAAAGGCAAGAAGCAATACCAGTGGCACAAGGCCACCGTGGAAGATACCGCCGAAGCCCTTACAGAGACAACCGGCGGTGACATGGTGCTTGCCCGTGACACTGCCACCGACCTTATCAACAATGCCAGGGGCAAGCTGGAGAAGATCCGCAAGCAGAAGCCAAAGGGCGATGACCCCATTGAGATAGCCGAGAGCCGTGCGGAGATCAGGCGTCAGGAGCAGGAGCAGCAGGCCATCATCAAACACTGGCAGGATGTCAACCAGACCATCCAGCGCAAGATGCAGGAAGAGTCAGCCCGCAGGCAGGCCGAGATAGAAGCCGCCAAGAGCGAGGAGCAGAAAGCCCGTGAAGCCGAGGAGGCACGTATCAGGAAGGAGAAACAGGACGAGATAGACCGTCAGCGACTCCGTGAGGCCATCGAGAAAGACCGTGAGCGCCGTAATAAGGAATATGAGCCGCTTGCACAGGCACGTAAGGATATGGCCGACGATAGCGACGCTATGGCCATCCTTCAGGACACAGAGCCGAGAGACCTGCGTGAATGGGTTTCTTCCTTGTTGCGTCCCCATTCCTTCCTTTGGCAGGATGCCAGCGAGAGTGAGATAGGACTACGCAGTGAGCTTGGCCTTCCACGTAGCGACATGCAGCGCTTCATGACGCTGCTGGGTAATGCTGAGTCAGGTGCCAAGCCTTTCGGCAAGGCCGTACTCGATATTTACGAGGGACTTCCAGAGGGCATGAAGGAACAGTACGACGACCAGGACGTGCGCAACGTCGTGCTGGATCTGCTGCAGAGTTCCAATAACAGCCGTGAGATGATGAACCTCACAGCCGAGAACCGTATAGCTGAGGCCCGTGAGACCATGAATGAGAACCGCCGACGTGAAGCCGAGTGGGAAATGGAGGCATGGTGTGAGCATTACCACCTCACGCCTGAAGAGCGTGCAACCTTCGAGGACTTGATGTCAACGCTCGAACCACCATACGCCGTTGAAGAAGACATTATCAATCAAATCATAGCAGACAATGAACAGAATCGAACAAGCACAAAACTGGATAGCCCTGATGTCCCAGGAGGAAATGAAGGAGAGCTTGAAGGAGGCGAAAGCCAAGTACAAGGAACAGTTGAAGCCGCAGGTGATGGCAATCATGAAGAAGGGCCTCACGAAGCAGCAGAAGCAGCTACAGGTGAACCGCCTGTTTCTGGTGACAATGTGGCTGGAGGAGCATCCGCAGACCGAGAATCAGTAGCAGTCCTGTTAGACCAGGTAGGAGCCAGTGCAGAGCTTTCAGAGCGCATGAGCGACTACGAGGTGGAGCAGATGAACGCACTCATTGAGGACTGGGATGCCGTCAACAGTGAGTACGGCGAGGTCATCGAGCAGCAGAAGCCTGCCCTGCAGAGCAAGAACAAGGCTACCCGTGATGCAGCTCAGAAGATTGTCGATGAGGCACAGGCCAAGGCCAACGAAGCCTTTGAGCCTATCGAGATGTACATCGAGGAGCTGAATACCAAGTACGGTATTGAGAGTGAAGAGCCGTTCGAGGGAGCCATCCCCACACCGAAGATCGACAATCCACGTTACCAGAAGATACGTCAGGACTTGATAGACGCATACGCCAGCAAGGATAAGCGGGAAATCAAGTCGGCAGTCGTAGCCATTCAGGCCTATGTGGACGAAGGCCTCGACTCATACGGCACGTACAGCGAGGAAGTGGACGACTACGAAGGTGATGACCCGACGATGCTTGCAGACCAGTACATGATCCATGTGTTCCAGGACCGTTACCTTGACGATGACGAAGACCAGGAATACATCAACACCGGCCTGAAGGCCAGCATGAGAGAGCAGGCAGCACCCCAGCAGCCTGAAGGCATGCAGCCCGTCAACTCGTTTGAGGATATGGTGGACACTATTCCCGAGACCGTCACAGACCCAGCCATGCAGAAGGCCCTGCGTAAGATTGTCGATAAGATGTTCCTCCATGGTAGCAGCAACCACCGTAGCGATCCAAGAGGCTTTGAGTACATCTTTGTCTATATGGCAGACGGAACCAACAAGTCAGACCGTGGCTTGCTGAAGCCTTGGGAGAGTAAGGGCAAAGTTGAGTACAACGATGACAATCCTACTGCCACATGGGTAGACGAGAAGGAGCAGCGCATCTACTTCATCAAGTACAACCCGCAAGGCTCTGTCTATAGCTGGGACTTCATCATTACAGGCTATATGAGCATGCCTAAGCCCATCGGTAAGACCTCCACACCCGAAGAGATCCAGGCAGAGGAGGCTAAGGTTGACACCAATCCCACCGATGCACAGAAGGAGGCAGGCAACTATCAGAAAGGCCATATTAACGTAGATGGATATGATATTACAATCGAGAATCCGAAAGGCAGTACTCGCAGCGGTGTTGATGCCAGTGGCAACCGCTGGGAGTCTACTATGCACAATACCTATGGATATATCCGTGGTACGGAAGGGGTGGACGGCGACCATATCGACGTGTTCCTCTCCGATAATCCGACCAGCGGAAAGGTGTTCGTGGTTGATCAGGTCAATCCAGGAACAGGTGAATTTGATGAGCATAAGGTTATGTATGGCTTTGCGTCAGAAAAAGAAGCTCGAGAAGCATATCTGGCGAATTATGAAGAAGGATGGCAAGGCTTGGGTAAGATTACGGAAGTATCAAGAGAGGAGTTCCAGAAGTGGGTACAGTCCTCGCACCGTAAGACAAAGCCCTTCTACAATTATAAGAGGGTTAATACGGTAGCTACAGAGATTCTTGTCAAAGGTGGCACCATCCTGAAGAATAATATAGCTGGCGGTGATGCCGTTGTGAAGATCGTCGGCTCGAACATCAACAAGAAGACCGGCGAACGTGAGTACCTGGTTGAATACTACTCAGACGAGCAGGCCGTGAAGGAGCGTATCGCCATCGGTGACGCTACCATCAGTCAGGAGGATATGCGAGACCACCTTGGGAGTGATGACTTCACGCCGAGGAATAAGGCCGCACAGCCTAAGACTGTTCCAAATTTAACGGAAAGCGTACCAGAATTAACGGAAAGTGTACCTGAAACGCCCGAAAGTGTTCCAGCAGCACCGGCAAACCCCAGCGGAAACAAGCTCGTCACCGACGAACGCTATGAGCAGCTGAGGGAGCGCATGAAGAAGAAGCTCCTCGGACAGTTCAACATGGGCATAGACCCTGAGATACTTGCCATCGGCACGGAAATGGCCGTGTACCACATCGAGAAGGGCGCAAGGGCCTTTGCCGAGTATGCCAAGGCCATGATTGCCGACTTGGGCGATGCCATCCGTCCGTACCTGAAAGCCTTTTACAATGGTGCCAGGGACTTGCCCGAAATGGGCGAACTGTCACAGGGCATGGATGACTATGCAGCCGTGCAGGGCTTCGACGTGTTCAACTTCGACAAGCAGAAGCAGCCCTCTCCAGTCGAGAAGGCACAGCAGGTAGTCAGTCAGGCAAAGGCCGACAAGGAAGCCGCTGAGGCCGTACAGAAGATTCAGGAGATAGCCAAGAAGGGCAGTACCAGGAAAGGAGCCAAGAAACCCCAGCAGGTACAGTCCCCGTCCCTCTTTGACATGTTCGAGGAGGAAACAAAACCCGCTGAATCGGAAACAAAATCCCCTGAAACGGAAACAAAACCGGCAAAACAGGAAACTCCAGCCCAGCCGCAGCAGACTAAGCTGAAACTGAGACCGGCAACCGAAGCCGACATTGACAGCCGTAATCCCGTGTACTACTATCAGGGAAAGCGTGTGTACATCATTGCCGTCATGCGTAGCGGTGAGCAGATCAGTGCTACAGAGTTCAGCAAACCCAAGATAGACTCCATCATGCTTACCAACGGCAAGAGCGTGAAGCTCGAAGACCTGCAGGTGGAGGATAAGGGAGCCAAAGAACCAGCAAAGCCCAACCTTGACAAGAAGGACTACAGGACGTACATGACCCCGGAGGCAAGGGAATACTTTGCCAATGAGCCTCGTTTCGCCAAGCTACAGCACCGTGAACTGGCATTCATAACAGCAGCGGTGTGGGACGGTGTCGTTATTCCTGTAGAGGAGCTTGCCAAGATTCCTGAAATCGTTGAGGCCGAGCAGAGAGTTAGGGCAAAGGAGCAGATGAAACCATTCGCCATTACCGACGAACAGGTGGAGAACTATGCCAATCAGCTTCTTGAAACCGGCAGTGCCGTGTATGAGAACGGCAAGATGAAGAAGGTTGACGGCAAGGAAGACTTCTCTGGACCTGTAAGACAGGAGCGTAAGGCGTTTGTCATTATAGGCAGGCCTGCAGGCGGTAAGTCATCCGTATTCGCCAATCCTCTTTCCCACCAGCACGGAGCGCGTATCGTTGACAGTGACGTGGTGAAGGAGTGGTTTGACGAGTTCGATGACGGCTACGGGGCAGGCTATGTGCAGAACATGAGTTCCAAGGTAGCCGAAAGGGCACTTGACATAGCAGCACAGAGAGGAGACAACCTTGTATTGCCGAGAATAGGAGGCAACAGTGTGATCGTTTTGAGTGTCGCCCTTCGTGCAATGGGCTATGACGTACAGCTTTATTACAACGATGTCATACCCGATACATCGTACATGCTCAGCAATTCCCGCTTTGCCATGACAGGAAGATACCTTTCTTTAGATTATTTAACAAGCATAAAGGGCAAACCTTCGGAATTTTTTAGTAAATTTGCAGAGAAATCTTTAGGAGGTTATATTCATGAATGTACTGAGGAGCAAATACAAAAGTTACGAGGAAGGCTTGAACGCTTGGTTGGAGGCCAACGAAGCGATTTACAGCGAGCCTTGTCTTGGCCCCTGGACGAAGAAAGACGAGGAGTTAGCGACGGCAGCGTTTCAGGAAATGTGGAACGATCCGAATCTGACGGAGATGCCGCACGTATAGATTTAGATGCTCCTATCTTCTCTTATGCAGAGTGGAAGAGTAACGACGTGGCATTTGGCGAGAAGCCCAAGGAGATTTGGAACTCCAAGAGCGGTGAACCGATGCCAGGCACCGTAAAGAAGAATAGCAATGAAGGAGAACAAAAGGTATCAGGAAAGCCTGAATCAGTTGGCCAAGGAGCTGAACAAGCCAGTGGATCAACTGAACGAACTGGAACAGAACGAAGCCCTGAACAGAATCGGGCTGAGCGTTCTGGATCTGGATATTCCGTAGAAAACACCCAGGGAGTGACCGACGGAGGGGAAGCGCGAGATTCTTCCGAAGGTCCGAGCAGAAACAGTAAGGACGGTGTTACTCGCGGCGCTGTCCCTACTTCTCATAAGAACAGACGCAACAACGCAGGGGAAAGAGGCAAGGACTATGCGCCTCTTTCCCCCAAGGCACGTTTCAATGCCAACGTTCAGGCCATCAAGATTATGCGCCTGTTGGTGGACGAAGGTATTGAGGTTCCCACCAAGGATCAGATGGAGGCGTTACGCCAGTACAGCGGATGGGGAGGCATGGGCACCTTCTTCAACGACGAGAACAGCGCAGAGAACAAGATACTGCGTGACCTGCTGAGTGAAGAGGAGTACAACGATGCCGTATTGAGCATCAAGACCGCCTACTATACACCCGCCACCGTGATTGATACCCTTTGGGACTTGGCCAAGGCCGCAGGCTTCAAGGGTGGCAACGTGCTTGAAGGTAGTGCCGGTATCGGTAATATCATCGGGCAGATGCCGAAGGAAATGAGCCGACGCAGTGACATCGAGGCAGTTGAATTAGATTCAATTTCTGGAAATATACTTAAATTACTTTACCCTGACGCAAAGGTTCACATTCAGGGCTTCCAAGATACCGTCATCCCCAATGGCACTGTTGACCTTGCCATTACCAATGTTCCCTTTGCCGCAGACATCAGCGTCATAGACAAGGTGGATAAAGACTTGTCCCGTCAGTTCAGGCAGCTGCATGACTTCTGCATCGCTAAGAACATCCGTAAGCTGAAGGAGGGAGGCATCGGTATCTTCATCACAACCAGCGGCACGCTCGACAAGAGCACCAAGCTCCGTGAATGGATTCCCGATGCAGGGCAGACCGATGTGATAGGTGCTTTCAGGCTCCACAACAAGACCTTTGGCGGAACTAACGTGACGAGTGACATCATCGTGGTACGCAAGCGCGTGAACGGCCAGAAGTCGCCAAATGCCATTGACATCAGCAAGGCTACGCCCTTGCGTGTCGGCACCTACGAGGACAAGTACCACGACGAGCATCAGGCATCGATGGTAGTCAACGACTACTTCAAGGATCATCCCGAGATGATGGCCGGTGAGATGTTCTTCGGCTACGAGAAGGGCGACACCTACCGTCCCGGCAGCTATGGCCTCTATCCCGTTGAAGGAAAAGACCAGGATAAGATGCTTGCAGACTTCACCAAGGGCATCAAGGAAGAGGAAACCGTGCAGCCGCAGACAGAGCAGGAGCCGGTAAAGAACCAGCTTACAGCCGAGAAGGAAGGCCGTATGCTCATTGACGGCAACGGCAGGCTATGTGTCTCAGAGCGAGGCGTGGCCGTACCTTTGGCCCTCAATGCTACGAAGGTAAAGGGACAGACCAAGGAACAGTGCTTCAAGGACTATCAGGAGGTGCAGAAGACCGTGGACGAAGTTCTGCAGCAGCAGCTTAGCGACCCCGACGATGCAGCCCTGAAGCCCAAGCTCGACGCACTCAACAAGGCGTTTGACAAGTTCGTCAAGCGTTACGGCAACCTGCATAAGAATACGTCTATCGCTTTCCTCCGCAATGACATAGACTTCCCTTCATTCCTCGCACTGGAGAACTACAGCGAGAGCAAGGACATAAACGGCAAGGTGACAGTCACCACCCGCAAGGCTCCGTTGTTCAGCCAGCGTGTGTTAGGCTTCAAGACCGAGCCGCAGCCGAAGAACATCAAGGATGCCGTGACCGCCAGCATCTTCAGGAGCAACAGTATTGATGTTCCCTGGATCGCTGAGCGACTTGGCAAGAGTGAGGAAGATGTGCGCAATGAAATCCTCGAAAGCCGCCTTGGCTTCGAAGACCCCAGCACTACACAGCTGGAGATACGCTATAAGTACCTGAGCGGAAACGTCCGTGAGAAACTGGCCATCGCTGAGGCCTACAACACCGACGGCAAGTATGCCGCCAACGTTGAGGAGCTACGCAAGGCCGTGCCGATGGATATTCCCTCACACCTGATAGAGTTCTCCCTTGGTTCCTCATGGATCCCGATGGAGATATACAACGACTACCTCAAAGAGACGTTCGACCTCGACGGCGCAAAGCTGACACACCTCGAAGGCTCATGGGTACTCGACGAGGGCAACGGCTACCGCAACGAGAAGAACAGGGCCGCAGGTATCTACAGCGAGCAGTTCCGTGAGACCATCTACGGCCATCAGCTGGTACTGGCAGCACTCAATAACCGTCCTGTTAAGGTACAGAAGCAGGTGAGCGAGGGCTACGGCTCTTCCAGGACTACCCGCACCGTGACGGACCAGACAGCGACGCAGGCCTGTGCCGTCCGTGTCGATGAGATAAAGGATGAGTTCAAGCAGTACGCCAAGAAGAAGATGCAGGACAACCCGGAACTTGCCGCACAGGTTGAGAAGATCTATAATGAGAAGTTCAACGCCCTTGTGCCCATGCAGATTGATGACGAGTTCCTTCCTGACATCTTCGAGGGAGCGAACATGAATATCCACCTGTACGGCCATCAGAAGCGTGGCGTGATGCGTGGACTCACTTCACCAACCATGCTTGCCCATGAGGTGGGCACCGGCAAGAGCTTCACCCTTATCAGTACCGCTATGGAGATGAAGCGCCTTGGCACTGCCAAGAAACCCATGATAGTGGTACAGAACGCCACCGTGGCACAGATGACGGCAGACGCAAAGCTGCTTTACCCCAATGCGCGTGTCCTTTCCCTCTCGGAGAAAGACCGCAGCGCAGAGGGCCGTCGCTCGTTCTATGCCAAGATCAAGTACAACGACTGGGATCTGATCATCGTACCTCAGAGTACCTTTGAGCGCATCCCTGACTCTCCAGAGCGTGAACTGCAGTTTATCCAGGAGAAGATAGACGAGAAGAAACACGTCATCGAGGTAGCGGAGCAAAGCGGCATGGACAGCCGTGAGATAGACCGTCTCAGGAGGGAGCTTGAAAAGCTCGAAGAGGAGTACGGAGATACCTTTATTGACAATGATCCTGCCAACGGCCTTGTATATGATGCCAAAAATGGCGGTTACAAGGAGAAGAGCGACAAGAAGAAGAAAGAGGATGCCAAAAGGAAGGCTACGTCACTGGAGAAAGCGAAGGTGAAGGCACAGGAACAGCTCGACAGGGCCGTTGACGATGTGCAGTACTTCGATGACCTGGGCGTGGATGCCCTTCTGGTTGACGAGGCCCACGAATACAAGCACCTCGGATTCCAGACAAGCATCGGCAGAGGCATCAAGGGCATAGACCCCAGCTACTCCAAGAAGTGTGCCGGACTGTATAACAAGACCCGCAGCGTGTTCGAGAAGGCAGGCTGGAAGAACGTCGTATTTGCGACTGGTACGCCCATCAGCAATACAGCCGCAGAGATATGGACGTTCATGAAGTACCTTATGCCCGCCGACGTCATGAGGGCCAACGACATCTACTACTTCGACGACTTCGTGCATAACTTCGGCAATATCTCACAGATGCTGGAGTTTGCCACCAGCGGCAAGTTCAAGGAGAACACCCGCTTTGCCGCCTACGTCAACAAGCCGGAGCTTATCCGTATATGGAGCCAGGTGGCCGACACCGTACTGACTAAGGAGGTGGGAGCCGTCAATGAGAAGATTCCCGCACAGGAGGGAGGCAAGGATCAGGACGTTTTCCTTCCCCAGTCACCCAGCCTGATACGTATCATGAACGCCGTCCGCAAGGAGCTGGAGCGCTTCGAGAACATGACCGGCAAGGAGAAGAAGGAGAACAGCAGCATCCCGCTTACTATGTACGGTATTGCCAAGCGTGCGGCCATCGACCCGCGACTGGTTGATGCCGATGCCCCCGACGAGGCTAAGAGCAAGACCAATGCCGCCGTGAAGGAGATAGTGAAGGACTTGGAAGCCACCAAGGAATACAAGGGCACCGTGGCCGTGTTCTGTGACAATCAGAACCGCCTGGGCAGGAGTGGAGGAAAGGGAGTCGTGGAGTTCAACATCTACGATGACATGAAGGCCAAGCTTATCAAGGCCGGTGTTCCTGAAAGCCAGATAGCCATCATCAAGAGCGGCATGAGCATCACTGCCAAGCAGAAGGTCTTCGATGCCGTGAACAGTGGCGACATCAGGGTAGTGCTTGGTAGTACGCAGACCCTTGGCACTGGCGTGAACATGCAGGAGCGCCTACACCTCCTTATCCACATGGATGCCCCCGACCGTCCTATGGACTACACCCAGCGTAACGGACGCATCAAGCGACAGGGCAACCTTCACAAGACATGGGGTAAGACCATCCGCGTACTCCGCTTCGGTGTTGAGGACAGTTTGGACGTTACCGCATACCAGCGCCTGAAGACCAAGAGCGGCTTCATAGACAGCATCATGGACGGCAAGGGCGCACTCCTGAACAATCAGGTTGACCGTACCGTAGAGGAAGAGGAGGAAGGCCTGTTTGATAATCCCGTAGCCGTATTGTCCGGCTCACAGTATGCCCTGAAGAAGAACCAGGCAGAGCGTGAGCTGAGGAAATACCAGAGCAAGCGGGCACAGTGGGAGGCAGACCAGGTATATGTAAGCAATGCCCTCCGTCATAACAAGTCCACATTGGAATACACTCAGTCGCAGATAGCCGAAGAGGAGAAGCAGCTGGCACATATCAGAAGCCTTTTCCCCAACGGCACCGTCGGCACCATTACCGTAGAAGGTGTGAAGATAGACATGAGTGAGGGTGATGCCGCATTGGGCAAGCTTACCAAGACCATCAAGGAGAAGATCAACGATCCCGTCAATGCCACAGTTAAGAAGCTCCGTGAGAATCAGATATACAATGACGAGGTGATGGATTTCACCATTGAGCTTGACGGCCACAAGGTGGAGTTTAAGGTCAGCGTAGAGCGTGAGGCCGTGTATGAGAACGGCAAGATGCGCACCGTGGTACATAAGTTCACCACCTACGGAAGTCCTTCACTTGGCGTAGATGCCCACATGAAGTCCGCCAAGAGCGTAGGCGACCACCTCAATGACATTCTTGATGAAGTGGTAAGCGGTCGTGACAACACAGACCGTATCGACGCTTACAAGGCAAAGATCGAACGCATCAACCGCGAGAACGAGCAGCTTCAGCAGCGTGTCGGCATGGAGTTCCAATACGACAAGGAGCTGGAGCAGGCCCGTAAGAATGTCGAGGAATACACCGAGCTTATGAAGCAGGAGATGAAGGAGAAGGAAGCCAAGTATGCCGCCCAGCAGGAAGAAGCCGGTGACGGAGGTTTCGACCTTCACAAGGCCGAGGAGAGCGAGGAAGAGGACGAAGATGTGCGCTACAGTGCCGCCGAGGATGACTTGGACGAGGAAGCCCTCATCATTGCACAGGCCAAGGCCACCGACACCTATATGAGAGCGCCCAACGGCAAGCCTACCAACCTCAACGAAAGGCAGTGGGTACAGGTGAGGACTCAGTCCTTCAAGGACTGGTTCGGTGATTGGGAGAATGACCCTGAGAACGCTTCGCAGGTCGTTGACGAGAACGGAGAGCCGAAAGTGATGTACCATTCGACTAACCTTGAATGGGTGAACAAGGGCGAGCCGTTCTGGGAGTTCTACGAAGATTCCCACTTCGGCACCAAGGGCCAGGCATTAGACAGGATGCCCGCCAAGTCAGGCGTGAAGGTGTACGAGGTCTTCCTGAATATCAGGAACGCCCAGCGCAGGGCAGACGCAGACCAGGAATACCTCGAAGAGAAGGATATGACCATGAGCGAGTACTGGGAACAGTGCGCCCGCCGGTCTAAGTACAACGGCTACGACGGTATCGTGTACCTCAATGAGTACGAGGATAAGGAGCATCCGGCAGACAGCTGGATCGCTTTCAGCCCTGAGCAGGTGAAGAGCGCCGACGAGAACGTGGGCACCTTTGATCCTGCAGACCCCGACATACGTCACCGTGAGGCAGAGCGCTTCACCGAGGGACAGACATTCCCCATCCGTACCGACGGCACAGCCTACTCTACAGACCTGATGCCAGACCTGTACGACAGCAAGCAGCAGCTACTGGATGCCGTCAGACGGCAGTACCCTGAATACTTCGCCACCATTGAGGACGAAGATGTAAGGATGCAGAGCTGGAGCGCAGCGTTAGGCGATGCCCGTAAGGCGAGGACGGCCAAGGACAGGAGAGGTACGGAGAGCTATGTAGAGCGTAAGACCCGCAACGCCATCAATGCAGTTACCGAGATGGCTAACCGCATGGGCCTCGACGTAGAGATACTGACAACCACCGATGACCTGAAAGGCAAGAAGGCAAGGAGTAAGGGATGGTTCAATCCAAAGACAGGAAAGATCACCCTCGTACTTCCGAACAATGTAAACCTTTCAGACCTCATCAATACCCTGTTGCATGAAGGTGTGGCCCACTACGGACTACGCAAGATGTTCGGCAGCAACTTCGACACCTTCCTCGACAATATATATAATAATGTGTCGCCGGAGGTACGTGCCATCATCGACGCCTCCATGAAGCGCAACAAGTGGAGCCGGCACGAAGCCACCGAGGAATACCTTGCAAGGCTTGCAGAGCGTACCGACTTCGAGCATGCCACACAGCAAGGCTGGTGGAGGAAGATCAAGGACTTCTTCATCGGTATGCTGGCAAAGGTAGGCTTTAACATCAGCCTCAGCGACAACGACCTACGCTATATCCTCTGGCGCAGCCATGAGAACCTTGTGCATCCGGGCAGATACCGCAACGTGTTCGAGGATGCCAGGGACACCGCCATGCAGGCACAGTTACAGGTAGGCAGGTTTGCCAGGGAGCGTGACAGGCTACAGCGTACAGGCCGGACGGACACCAGCCGTATAGCCGCAGCAGCAGAGTATGTCGCCGATGGTGGCGAGTTGTTCCGTGACGATGATGACGATATAGCCAAGGACATCTACGAGGACTTCGTGGCCAAGGAAAGCTTCAAGTTCAAGGAGAACTGGCAGGATTCCATGGCCAGCCTGAAAGCCATACAGAAGGCCATTGCAGCCGAGACCGGCAACGTGGCCACAGGTGCCGAGGATGCCTACAGGTTTGAGAACCGCATGCACGGCAGGGCTAAGAACATGACGGAGAAATACGACTACGGATTCTACCGTCCGATGCTGAAAGCCTTCCATGAGTTTTGCAAGCACTGTAACATGAGCATCGAGCACGGTATGGACTACCTCATCTCAAAGTCAGGACTTGAGCGTAACGTGTACTATGCCTTCCGCGATGCCGCCCGTGCCAAGATTACCGACGATATAAACGAGGAGCGCGAGGATCTGGAGAAACAGTATGCCAAGGGCAGAATGTCGGAGGATGACTACAAGGCCAAGCGTCAGGAGCTTGAAGAGCGTGAGCAGAACGGTGCCGACGAGTTCATGAAGCAGGTACGCGCACTGCTCCCCTACCAGCACGCCAAGCAGCAGTACGAGAACGGAGCCATCGACTATACGGAGTACCTGCGTATCATCGAGACTGTGATACACGGCCAGCTCATGCGCAAGAAGCCCAAGAAGGATGCCGACGGCAACATCATTTCCGACAACTACTACGATGACCAGCTGAAGGACTACTCAGGACTTACCGAGACCTTCGCCAAGGATATGTACGACGAGGCGCAGAGCGTGAAGAAACGTGCGCAGCGCACCATAGACCCCGACGAGCGCAAGGCACTCTGGCATGAGTACGACGAGAAGATGCGCCAGGCCTACGGCGTAGCCCGTCAGGTGGCAGAAGACCAGGTATTCGTGGCCGAGCAGTACGGCAGTGACCCTGCTGAGACGCATAAGCATACAAAAAGCCTGTGGGATGCCATCAATGCGGCCACCAAGGAAACGCTTCGCCACTCCTACGAGAGCGGCCTGATAGACCGCAACAACTACTATAAGGTACGTGACATGTTCGACTGGTACATACCTTTGCGTGGATGGGAAGAGGACAAAGCCGCCGACGTATATACATACATGGGCAGGGATAATGTTTTCTCTCCAGCGGTTAAGAAGGTCTGGGGCCGACAGTCAAAGGCCGAGAATCCTTTGGCCTACATCGGCAACATCGCCGTTAGCACCATCCTGAGCGGACACCGTAACCAGATGAAGCAGCACTTCCTGAACTACGTGATGAACAATCCCACAAGCCTTGTGAGCATCAGCGAGTCGTGGTATGAGAATATCGGAGCCGAGGGCGACAGTCCTGTTTGGGTGCTGCGTACAGCAGACACGGCAGGCAAGGCCCCCGACGAGATCGCACAGATCGTGAATGACTTCAACGAGGAGATGAGGCTGAAACAGAACGAGGGCAAGGCCATGCCCGTCAGGGGCAGGCTACGTCTCGATGTTCATGCCACCAGCGGACAGAAGGCAGAGCACGTCGTTGAGGTGCAGCGTGCAGGCCATACCTACCAGCTCTACATCAACGGCGACCCCAAGGCCGCACAGGCATTGAACGGCAGCGCCGCAAGAGCCGTGAGCCGCATCAGTGACACATGGCTTGGAAAGAAGATTACCAGCATCAACCGCGACATGGCCGCTTTCTTCACCTCGAAGAACCCCGCCTTTGTCGTGTCGAACCTTAGCCGTGACCTCAATATGGCAGGCGCAAGCGTGGCCATCAACGAGGGCAAGGAATATAATGCGCAGTTCATCGCCAACGTGGCCAAGGTGCTGAGACCCCGGCTTGGTGAAAGCTCGAAGTGGGTGCCTGCATCGAAGCAGCCTACGGGACTTATGCCCAGCCTCATGCGCAAGTGGCAGAACGGAAGCCTCAACCTCCACGACGAGACGGAGCGCCTCTTCGGCGAGTTCATGGATGAAGGAGGTGAGACCGGCTTCGTGAACATGCTTTCCATCGAATCATTCAAGGAGCGCATGCAGAAGGAGATCCGCGAGATGAACGGCAGCAGCCTCTTCGGTGCCAAGGCCAAGGTGAAGGAGTGCAGCACCCGCAAGGCACTCCGACTGCTGGGCGAGACCTTCGAGTTCTATAACAGGTGTGCAGAGGATGCCACCCGCTTCATCGTCTATATGACGAGCAGGCAGATGGGTAAGACACTCGAAGAGAGTATTGCCGATGCAAAGGACGTGACCCTGAACTTCAACCGCAAGGGAACGGGAGGAATGGGCAATGCCGAGGTGCGCGACCTCTTCATCTTCGTCAATCCCGCCATCCAGGCACTTGCCAACATGTACCGAATGGCCGCACACCATCCGTTGAAGTTCGGTGCAGTCACAGCCGCTTTCGTGGCCGGTGGCGCACTGATGCCTGTCATCAACCAGTGGCTCCTGCAGCTCCTCGGTGACGATGATGACAAGCAGGCATACTGGAACCTGCCGCCTTGGGTGAGGAAAAATAACCTGGTATTCTGGATTCCGGGTACTAAGAACTTCGTCACCATACCGCTTGCTCAGGAGTTCCGTGTGTTCTACGGTGTGGGTGAGATGATTTCAAGTGCCATCATGGATCATCCCGTTGACAAGTGGGGCCTCGAAGTATTCTCTTCCGTGGCCGACCTCGTACCTATCAACCCAACCGGCAACGGTGGCAACCTACTTATTGACTTTTCTCCGACGTTCTGGCAACCGATACAACAGATTGCCGCTAACGTCGATTTCACAGGCAAGCCTATCTGGAGGAATAACCAGGGCAACAAGTACGATCCAATGTACACCAAGGCATACGTTAGCACGCCTACATGGATGGTGAAGATGTCGGAGAGCATAAACTACCTTACAGGTGGTGATGCTGATGAACGTGGTTTGCTGGAGCAATACACAGCAGGCCAGTACCTTAACAATCCCGCAGTATGGAACCATCTTCTGCAGGGCTACTTCGGAGGTATGTACAACACGATAGCCAAGACGGTTGATGTGGCCGCTACAATAGCATATCTGGAGAAACCACATATCTACCAGTTGCCAGTATTGAACCGCTTCATAAACCGTCCTATAGAGCGCAAAGGAGGCAATGCTTTGGGCGAGGATTATTGGAACCTTGTCAGTGAGGCAGAGGAATTGCGCCATATTATCAGCAAGAAACGCCAGCGTGCAGCCAAAGGTGATACAGATGCCGAAAAGCGGTTAAATGAACTGCTATCCAGCGAAGATGCACATCGTGCAGATGTGGTACTACATTACAAGAGTATCATCGATGGCCTGAGAAAAGAAGAGCGTGAAGCAACTGACGAAACCGACAAAGAACTAAAGAACAAGAGCATCAGGCTTTATAAGAGGCAGATGCTTGATGAGCTTAACGCCCTTGCCGAAGGAAAGGACTTGCTGCAGATGGCCATACGTGAATTTGACGCATCCAAGTCTGCCGGTGACGACGAGGAATTATTATTCAAGGCACGTCGAATCAGCAAGGAGGCAGGAGCCAGCCGTGACCCATACGGTAAGGCTGATGACAACAGCAAGGCAGGTGCATTGTATCAGAAACTGCGTAACGGTAATGACATTATGGAGGATGCTCTTTTGTATTCCTACCAGGAGAAAGCCAAGGAAGCAGGAAATGATGCCCTGAAGGATGAAATCTCAAAAGCCAGAAGGGGTATAAGGGATTATGCAAGAAGCTATTATGACTTCGGTGAAACTTACGGTTTGGATTCCCTTGGTATGTCATATATCAGGCGAGAACGTAAAAGACTGTTGAAGAAATACGAAACAAAGTGAAAGTAACGTCAATAAATTGATGATATGAGCAAGACAGAACACAGGATAGCCTACAAGGCTGGTATAACCAGGACACCGAGCGACTTCCTCTGTGAGGACGGCGAACTGGCAGAGTGCATCAACCTCACGACGGAGAATGAGGAGCTGAAGGTTGTGCCTCAGCCGGAGTCGATGTTTGGCGGTGCGGCTAAAGATCCTCTCATCTATGTGCATGAGGGAAGCAACTATAAGAACTATATCACGCTGAACAACCGTCAGCTGGGTTTCTTCGACGCTGACGGAACCACCGGCACTATATCGTCGATGGCCTCAGACAAACCGCTGATAACCCATGTCGGCAATATCCTCGTGGTGTGCGACGGCACGAAGATGCAGTATTTCCTTTGGAAGCCTGATAGCAAGAGCTACAAGGGCCTTGGCAACAAGATACCAGAGCCTAAGATAGAGTTTGCCATGGTATACGGCAACTGGGGAACGGCTAACCGCTCAGGCTATAACTGTGGTTACAGCGGCAACATAGGCGACTGTCTGGAGTTCAATGCCATGCCCAACTCCCAGGGTATCTACGCATGGAACTATCCGCAGGTGCCTGACGGGAAGCAGGGACAGTACAACGACCTTGTGATCGGCCTGTACTCGAAGAGCCTGAAAGGACTGGCAGAGAACAAGCTTTTTGCCGAGCCTTTCGTCATCCGCTATGCGCTGGAGCTATACGACGGCAGCTACACGTACCTGTCAGCCCCTATCATGATGTTCCCTGCCATTACCTGTAACTGCTATGCGGACTACTTCGACAGCGACCTGAGAATGAATGTCTTCGGCTTTCAGCTTGCCTTCAAGAGCGTTTTCGACTATTCGGAGTGGACGGACATCGTGAAGGGCGTAACGGTGTTTGCCAGCGACGGCGTGAACCTGTACGACCTTGGCACCGATCAAAGTCCGCGAGCAGGATATACCAGCAGCCAGGATGCGCAGGGCAATCCTTCCGGGGTGAAATGGTATGACGGTATCACTGCAACTGCCACCAGCGGCAGTGACATGCACAGCCATGTCATCCGCAGGAACTTCACGGAGCACTCCATGAAGTACAAAGAAGGCCTGACAGATGCTACCCGCAGCTGGGCAGAGAGAGGCTTTGTATATTTCCTCCCGCTAAACAGCCGCAGTGCGACGGAGATACTCGATGACCTGAAATCTGCCTCCGTGTTCTATAAGCTGTTTGAGGCAGGCACCCGTGGTACGGACGCATGGGTAAGCTCCAAGTCTTACATCAAGTCGCATGTGCTTGATAACCTGACTACGCAGGACCAGCTTGACACCGACGACTACTACAGCCGGTGTCCGCTTGTTCCCAAGTTCATGATGTCGTACAACAACCGTCTGCACCTTGCAGGCGTATCGAGAGGATTCTATGAGGGCTATGAGTCATTCCTTCCCTTCGACAATGACAACGAATACACCTACGATGTGTATGTCTATATCAGAACCCCGTCAGGCACACGGGTGGTTAAGCACAGCTACCCGACCTATGAGAAGGCAGGCATCTACTTCTTCTATCCCGACCCGCGAGCATACAAGGCCGTCGTATTCACAGGCAGCACCTGTATCAGCGTCATGGATCTTCAGGAGCATCCGAGCCTCAACGGCGCATACTACTTCGGCAGTCTGCCTACCAGCGATGACAGTGCGGAGCCGTCTGCGGCAACAGGCGAGGTTGTCCCCAGCAAGTCAGACTGCGAAGCAGCCGTCAACATGACCGCCGAGCCGCTGAGTAACCAGATATTCACTTCGGAGGTCAACAATCCCTTTGTGTTCACCTACAAGGGCAACAAGACGATAGGCATTGGCAATATCGTTGCTCTGGCCACACTTACGACCGCCCTGTCACAAGGCCAGTTCGGCCAGCATCCTGTCATCGTGTTCTCCACCGATGGCATCTGGGCTATGGAGGTTGAAAAGGAAGGCTACCTCGAACCTGCACAGCCGATGAGCCGTGAGGTGTGCATCAATGCCAACACCATCCTTGAAACGGACGGTGCCGTGTTCTTTGCCTCGAAGAAGGGTCTCATGATCATTATGGGAAACCAGGTGAAGTGTGTCTCTTCCCAGATGAACGGCAGGGCGTTCAACACCAACGGCATTCCCGCCATCAGTACAGGAAACGACTGGAACAGCCTCATCACGTCGTGCGCCGACAACAACGGCTTCCTCCAGTTCATCCGCAGCAGCAGCTGTTTCCTTGCGTATGATTACATCGACAACCGCATCCTGATCATCAATCCCTCGTACACCTACAGCTTCCTGTTCAGTATGATAGACGGCAGCGTGTCGAAGATGGTCATCCCAAGCGGAGCTGTCCGCACCGTGAGGAGTTATCCCGACTACCTGCTGCAGAGCAGCGACGGCAAGGTGTGGAGCCTGTACGACAAGAAAGACGAGACGGAGCTGAATACCAGACAGAAGGCTTTCATCCTGACACGACCCATGAAGATGTCAGGGCCTGTGAGCGTGAAGTCGTTGAGAGAGCTTGTGAATGTAGGCTATTGGGATAAGAAGGCCGGTAGCAAGGTCAAGACGCAGGTGTTCGTAAGTGATGACCTCGTAGACTGGTATCACATGGAGAGCCGCTTCGGTCCCGCCGCGAAGTATTTCAGGATTGCCCTGTATATTGAGATGCTGCCTACGGAGCGTCTTAGCGGAACTATCCTCTTCGACCAGGAGAGAAGGGACGAGAACGTGAGGATCAATCCTGCCCCAGCCTCATCATAAGTGAACATTTACGGTTTTTTAAGGATTGCGTATCTCTATATTCAGTACCTTTGCAGGCGTGAAATTCCTAAAACGATAGGACTATGGAGAAGAACGGTGTTTGCCGAGAGGCTATGTATGACGAGCTAATGAAGGTGTACTGCAAGGTACTCAGGGAGTTTGACGTGCGTACTCAGACGGAGGCCTTCGAGCGTACCGTGCGCCATCCTGCCAGCCGTTTCTTCATCGAGACGCGCAGGGCGTACCAGAACATCTACCCGATGCTGCGTGGCGACTTCTCGCGCATAGAGAAGATGAAGCCTTTGCGCCAGGAGATGTACAGGGCACTGTATGACGTGGTGGTGAGGCTTAGCCAAAAGCGGCAGTTCTGGGGTAAGAGTCCGTACTACATCGTGAAGTTCGCCATACTGGAACCGGCGCCGAGATTCTACATCGGCGTGGAGAAGATGCGCAAGGTGTTCAGGGAAAGGAGGGGCAAACGATGATGACGTACAATGTGTTTTGCAAGTCGATGATGACGCTGGTGCTGGTACTGTGGTACTACGGCATGCCGGAGGTGGGCTATCTTCCCTATAGCGGAACAATTTGGGAACATGTCTTTTGGCCGCTGAGCCATGCCAACGTGTGGCACCTTGCTGGAAACCTGTACGTGCTGTGGTATCTCTCCGACCGGCTCTACATGCGTGAGTCGTATGTGATGGCCGTGCTTTGCTCATTCCTGCCCATATTTCCCGGACTATGGGACATTCTGCCCTTCGGTGAAGCGACGGACACGATGGCCACCTGCGGCTTCTCGGGAGTGCTTTGCGCCATGATAGGCGTGAAGTGGGGATCATACATTACGTACTGTCATAATAACATGACAGCATACTGGACGTTTGCAAAGAGGGTGCTGCCTTTTGTGGCGCTGGGATTCCTTATACCTCATGTAAACTGGAGCATACACCTTTACTGTCTGTTAGCCGGTCTCGCGTATGGCAGATGGCAGTAACTGGACTGAAGCCGACAGTGCGGCCGTATGGAATGGCATAAAGACCATTAAGGCCGTCGCAGACCTGTGCAAGGAGAACCTTCGGCGCAACCGTGAGATGTTCGAAGGCTTCAACCCTGTGACGGGCAAGGGCTGTCCTGGTGAGCGTGTACTGGTGAAGATACCAGACTTCCCCATCAAACGGCAGTGGATGCCCCGCCGTGTGGCCGAGAAGAACCGCGAGCTGAAGAAGATCATCAAGAAGGGCAGCATCGAGAAGTACATCAAGGAGGAACTACAGTGGGAGTACAACGAGGAGCATATCATGGACGTCATCTACATGATATGCTGCATCCGTGCGGAGGAAGACCCTGCCTTTGCGTTCATCACCTTCTATAAGATACAGGATAAGATGTCGGGCCAGATGCGCCCGTTCTCTCTTAACTATCCGCAGCGCCTTGCGCTGGTGGAGCTGGAGAAGATGCGCGAGGCGAGGGAGCCTATACGTCTTATCATCCTGAAAGCCCGTCAGTGGGGTGGCTCCACATTGTCGGAGGGCTACGAGAAATGGATGCAGGACTTCCGTCACCCCTACGGCTGGAACATCGTCATCCTTGCCCACGTTCAGGATGCCACGAAGCGTATCAAGGCCATGTTTACCAAGATGCTTGACTTCCAGCCGGGCTGGTCGCTGGGCGTGAAGGGACGGAGGCTGAAGCTCTCGAGCTACGAGGGCAGCAAGAATGACTTCATCGTTACCGACAAGAAGGGAGAGGAGGTAGGAAGCCGCGTAATAAGCGTCGGCTCATACGAGCGTTACGACTCCCTGCGAAGCGCCGACCTGAAGTGTGCGCACTTCTCCGAGGTGGCCTACTGGAAGAAGACACAGGAGAAGGAGCCGGAGGAGGTGCTTTCAAGTATCGACGGCGGTATTCCGAGCATAGCCGACACCGTTGAAATCATGGAATCGTCAGGACGCAGTGCCGCAGGCTTCTTCCATGACATGTACCAGGAGGCAAAAGATCCCGATATTCCCAGCGCATGGAGGGCTATCTTTATTGCCTTCTTCCAGATCGAGAACGACCGCAAGGAGCTTGATACGAAGTGGGGCAACATCTGGAGTGACAAGATACCTTGGAGGAAGGTGGAGCAGGACAAGGGCTATGTTAAGCTGTGCCTGGAGTTTGCCTTGTGGCTGTGGGAGAACAGGAAGAGCAAGCAGTGTCCCGAGGGCTTCCGCGAGACCGGCGAGTTCTTCTGGTCTCTTTGGGAGAAGGGCGCAAGCTTCGAGGCCATCAACTGGTACAGGTACAGGCGCAACGCCGTGCGCAGCCATACCTATATTGCCACCGAGGCCCCCAGTGATGACATAGAGGCCTTCCGCATGAGCGGCAAGCTCGTATTCGACATGTACCGCATCGAGGCACTGGAGCGTCACAAGAAGCAGGGCAAACAGGAGCCGATCTTCATAGGCAACATCGTGAGCCGGACAGAGAAGGGCGAGGATGCCATCTATACCGCCAGGCTTGTTGAGACCGTCGGCGACGGCCAGGTGCTCAGGATATGGGCCATGCCTGACTGCCTGAAGGTGAGCGACCGCTATGTGGTGAGTGTCGATATTGGCGGACGCAGCCAGACGAGCGACTTCACGGTGATGACTGTTATAGACCGCCTCGGTATGATGCGGGGCATGGGAGGCAAGCCGAAGGTTGTGGCCCGCTGGAGGGGACACATTCGTCATGACCTGCTGGCATGGAAGGCCGCAGCCCTGGCACACTTCTACGGCGACGCAGAGCTGGTGATAGAGAGCAACACGGCAGACACCAAGAAGAACATGATAGACACCGAGGGCGAGCACTCGCTGAGCATCATCGACGAGATAGCGGACTACTACGACAACCTGTATATCCGCGAGACGAGGGTGGACGAGGTGACGCAGAAGGTGACGAACGTGTACGGCTTCCAGACGAACGTCCTGACGAAGCAGCTTGTCATCGACAACTACATCGCATACATCGACGATCAGCTCTACTACGAGCCGGATAAGCAGTGCTACGACGAGCTACGCATCTATGAGCGCCACGATGACGGCACGCTGGGCAACGTGGAGGGACAGAACAACCACGACGACGTGGTGATGTCTACCGGCATCGGCCTGTACGTGAGCCAGAAGATGCCTCTGCCCGCATGGATCAAGAAGGGCAAGAGCAGGGGAGCGCACTATGAGATAGGCACCGAGGCCGACGTATGACAAAAGCCGGAAGCATCTCTGCCTCCGGCCCCCATCATTACTAACCAATCAAACAACTATGAAAAAACGAACGTGCCTTATTCTTCCTCTTCATCATCCAGCCACTGCCCGAAGATGTCACGCAGTGCCTGGAAGTCTGACTCGTTGATGGAATGGTCTACCTCTACGGGCTTGGGCACGATCATCTTGGAAAGCTCCGTGCGAATGTTCGCAAACCGTGCTTTCTTACCTTTGTCGGCTGAATTGGCGAGTTCGAGGAAATAATCATGATATTGCTTACGTGTCTCTCCGAGCAGCTGCTTGATAAATTCCTTCTCCTCATTTCCGACTTTGTTCTGTGCGCCCGGTGGGCGACCTCCCTTTGACATATTACCTTATTATGTTATGCGAGTGGCGTGTATCCGCAACGCTGCTGTGTGTACCGTGCATTGACGTGGACGGTGATGTCCGTGTCGGCATCCTCCATCATCTCACGGCACAGTGCTGTGTACGGGTCGTTAGGCAAAGCCACTGCCAGCAGCTGGTACTCCACACCCTTGACGATGAGCTGGTGGACAGCGTCGCGCAGCGGGTCAATGTGGTGGGGTGGCCAGTCGTGAGGCAGGGCCACGTATATGCTCTTCTCCTCCCACTGGCTTGCGTGGTTGTTGGCCACACGGTGGGCGAAGGGCGACGGTATCGCCAGATAAGCCGAAAGGCGCGAGACGGCCTGCGAGACGTACTTGTCGATGTAGCGGTCAAGCAGGTATCTGCTGGTGCTGTCCGTAGACAGGGGCAGCGCCGAGGCCGGTGAGCCTTTCTCCGATGTTCTCATCTTCTGCACCTGGTACGTCTCAGCGTCGATGTCGTGGTAGAACTCCTCCTTCATCAGGATGATCTCAATGAGCTGCACCGGCCTGCGTGTCGCAATGATGTTGCGGCAGACGGGACAGTCACGGTACGGAGTCCCTTCGTGTAGGTGGTGTGGATAGGGCATAGACGTACTTCTTTATTCTGTTACACGTAGGGCGAACCGTGCAAACACACGGTCGTCGTGTCTTGACTGCAGTGTGATGACCGACATTCCCGGCTTCATGCCGCGAACCTGCCAGCGTCCGTATTCGTCGAGGCACGGCATGCAGCAGCCGTCATCGGCACGGACGATGATGTCATCCACGGGCTTCTTGCCCGAAGCGTTAGAGAGTACGTAGGTGATCTCCGTCTCTTCGCCTGCGGCAATGATGTAGGGATATGACATGAGCGTGTCGGCTGGCACCTCATGGCCGGGCTTCGATATGCCGCCGTCCTCAATCATCGGGAACCGCAGTTCTATCTCCTCCGCGAAGCTGTACTCCGGGGCCTTCGGTGCCGTCTTGTTGAAGCACTGCGTGATGCCTGCCAGGTCTTCCTCAGCGAGCTTGGCATAGAATGCCGCCTTTTTCTCGTCGGAGGTGGCCCACCAGAGATGCACCATGCGGTCCTCGACGTACTTCTGCCCGAGCCGTGCCAGCGTCTTGACATAGCCGAGGTTGAAGCGGTCGGACACCTTCAGGGAGATCTCTACGCTATCGTCGCTCTCCTCGGAGGACACCAGCGCATCGTCGGCGGTGTTGCCGCTTCCCGTCAGGTACTCTGAGAACCACGTCTTCAGCATCTCGCACTGGGTGAAGAAACCGCGTGCAAGCATCCGCTCGTCGTACTGGTCATCGCCTGCCGACTCATGGTATGCCACCGTGATGTTCTTCTGGTCAGCGGCCTTGTCGATGACACCTGTCTTGAAGGTCTCATTCTTGGCCGAGTTGACCGCGAGAGCCTTCAGCAGCGTAATCTTTATAACCTGTGACATGGCCTATGTGTTTGGTGTTACCGTACCCGTTACGTCTGTATAAGAAGAAGAAGAAGAAGCGGGAGCCGTCTTTGCCAGACACAGACGTATCTGTGTCAGCGTGTCCTGTGCGTAGCCGAAGTAGTCCTTGGCCAGTGCAGGCTTGATCGACTGCCACCACATGTAGTCCATCGTGTAGCTTACATACTCCTCCGCGAACGATGACAGGGGCTGTGCCAGTCCGTCGTTGTATCTGTCAGATACCACTACCTTGATGGTGATGGCATCGGAACTGTCTGACAGCGTGTAGGAGATGGAACCGCTTTCAGAGTCCACGAACTCGTTCATGGCCGCAGCGAAGCGTGCCAGTCCCGAACGGAGGAAACGCACCAGCTTTCGCTCCTGGTACTTCTCGTCGCCCGCCTGCTCGTTGTAGGCCAGTGAGGCATTCTTCACAGGGTCAGCGGCCTTGTCGACCAGTCCTGACTGGTACGTGTCGGCCTTTACGGCCTCAAGGACGAGGCTCTTCTTGAGCGATAGTGTGATTGTCTTTGACATAATGTTATGAATTAGATGTTACTGTTGTCGTTGCGGACAGTGGGCTTTCCGATGAAACCGTCGGTGCCTTCTTGCTGTGTATGAGCCTTATGAGCGCCCCGGCCTGACGCCTGCAGTCGCCCATGTACTTCTCCTGTAGCTTCGGTGCCACGACGGAGAACCAGGAATAGAGCGCGTAGGAAACGCAGTATGCCTTGCACACCTTCGTGATGGCCGGATTCAGCGCGTCGTTGTGGTTCGTTGGGAACGTCAGCGTCATGGAGCTGTCAGTGGAAGCCGTGACGAAGGCGTCGGACTCCGTTACAATGTCGATGACCGCCTGCTGGAGATAGTCTTCAAGCAGCGGCTCCTCCAGCGATCCGAGCGTGATGTCCTTGAACATCAGGTTTCCCTGCTCGTCGATGGAGCGTTTGCCTATGATGGAGAGAGAGCGCTTGACCTCTCCTGCAAGTATAGTGAAATCCAGTGTTATCTCCATATCCTATGCTGCTTCTTTGTAAGGTGTGAGGCGACCGCCCGGCTGCTTGCGCGTGAACATCTGTCCGCCGCCCATGAGCGCCTGCGTGGCCTGCTGTGCGGCCTGCTGGTTTGCACCGGGAACCTGAACGGGAGCGGCAGGCATCTGTCCCTGCTGTACCTGCTGCATGTAGTTGTCGTAGTCCACGAGGATCTTGTCTGAGCCGGGAGCGTCGTAGTTCTTGATGTACATGCGGGTGTCGATGGCCCCACGGTCGTAGAGACGGTCGAGGAACTCGTTGATGCGCTGTATGTATGCCGCCGAGCTTGCAGACTCCTTGATGGAGGTGCGGAACTGCACGTTACGGGCCGACTGTGCCTTGTAGAATGTCTGGTGATCAGAGGACTTGGGCGTGATGTCGCGTCCCTCCTCGTAGAACTGCTGCATGGTGATGCACTTCTTCAGGGCAAGGCGCTCCTTGAAAGAGTTGTACCGCTTTATGAGCGGGTAGATGGTGGTGGTGGCGTTCTCCGCCTCCAGCGAGTAGCGTGCATACGACGTGCCGCTGGTGGGTGTCTTTCCCTGCATTGCGCCGGAGACGCCCGACACCTCATGTATCATGTTGAGCTGCGTCTGCAGCATCTCGTTGGTGCCGATGTTGAATGCCGAGTGCGTGAAGAACTCCGGCTTTGCGCCCGTGCGCTTCGCCTTGCGGTCATCATACACATAGACGGCATCGTACTCCGAGGACTGGTTGGCGTACTCCTCGATGGTCATATCGTCCGGCTTCAGCGACAGGGGCAGGAACTTCAAGCCCTTGACGGCTGACTTCACGGCCATGTGGTTCATCATCACCAGGGAGTTGATGAAACGCTGCTGGTCTACGAAGAAGCCCATGAACGGATGCACTTCACCGTTGATATAGGGGAAGAGCGTCATTGAGAACGGATGCGACTTGTGGTCATACGGCGTCTCTCCCTCGCACAGGATGCGTCCCTCCGGCGACATGAAACAGTAGTGCCAGTACTTATCGACGATATGCTGTGCGGTTATGAACGCCCGCTTTTCCTCCGGCACTCCCTGCTGGTCGTAGAGCTTCATGCGCTCAATGTTCTTTGCCCTGACATGCTTCAGGTCCTTCGTATCGACACGGAAATAGGCATCGGCCTGCGAGACGGCCAGCGGATCGTGGCACTGCCAGCGTGGCTTGACCTCCTCACGCCATACCTCTATGACACGTACGAGCGAAGCGTCCGACGCCGTGTAGAAGCTGACGTTCTCGTAGGCATGCTGCTGGTTCTGCTCCTGGAAGTTCTCATTGATGCCCGCCTCTCCCTGGTGTCCGATGTGGAAGATGTCGTTAAGGTCCTTTATCGTGAGTCCGTACTTCGGCTTAGCGAAGCGGAAGTAAAGCTCCGCAGGCGATATATCGTGAAGGTAGCCTATCATGCGCACGTCACGGTGTGCCGGATCACTGCCAGCCTCCCAGAACATGTAGTAGGGATTGATGTAGTCCGTGTAGGAGTCGTGCAGTTCCTCCCGCTCCTCGTATGACTCACGGGTGAAAGCGGCACCCGATATGAGGTATTCGCCGAACACCACGTCGAGAATGTCCGGCATGTAGGTGTTCTGCCAGTTGGTCTGCAAAGCCGATGACATCATGTCGGAGAGATTCTTGCTGTCCTCAGAGCGTGCATAGCATACAGGCTCCGTCTCCTGCTTGGCATGGAGTCCGACTACGGACATCCACAGCGACACCATGACATTGTTCTTCAGGGGTACGTTGTGCTTCAGCCGGATATACTCCTCCTCGGTCATCCTCAGTCCCCTGTAGGTGATGTAGTCGCCCCACTGGTTGCCGAAGAGATAGCGGAGGATCCTCGCGCGTTCCCTACGGAAACCGTCCTTATTGTTCCACGAACGGGCACAGTCTGCCAGCAGTTCGAGGTCGTAACGCCCGCCCGTGCTGTGGCGCAGGCGTTCCTTCACCGTGTCGAGCCGGTAGTCCTTACCGAGCGGACGCACATCATCGAGCGTAAGAAGCGGTCTTTGCATACTTCATTCCTTTTTGTTGCAAAGATACAGAGGAAAAGAGGTGGGTAATTCACAAAAATCCCATACGTTTGGGATTTTTGTGAAAAAGCCTCTTCATTTCCTTCTTATCTTTACCGAAAAATTTTTGCGCCATGGCAGAGACAAAGCATAAGAAGATAGAGAAAAAGGCCTACGCCATCATGCAGGAGGCCCTTTTCGAGAAGCAGTCCGACGGCTCCTATTCTCCCCGTGAGATGGCCAAGGAAGGCATGACAACGCTGAAGAAGCACTCCACAAGCCTTGTGGTGGTATGTACCGACAGCAGCATCGAGGACGTTACCGAGCTGCTGAAGAAGAACGAGATACCCCACGACAAGGTCATCAAGATGGAAGAGAAATTCGACTACCTCGTCACCGGCAAGGACCAGAGCGTGAGCGTATGGAGCTGGGAGAGCGCCCTTGACGATCTCGGCTGGAAGGTAAGCCGCAAGAAGGGCGAGGAGGAACCCGAGGACAAGCAGAAGAAGGCCGACAAGAGTTTCGGACGCTGGTTCGAGGAGCAGGTCAACAAGTGCTGTGGCGACCCCGTTTGCGGATAATCAGAGTAATCACCAAAGATAATTATCATTATGGCAGAGAAAAAGACAGATGCAGAGGTGCAGCCGAACGACCAGCAGCAGGAGCCAGTGAAGGAGCCTACGCAGCGTGAGCGCTACACCAGCCGCCGCAGGGAGGCGTACCCCGACATCAGCGAGGATGACGAGGACGCATACTACGGCCAGGCCAATGCCGACCTTGACGAGCTGGAGGGCTACCGCAAGAGCAACAAGGAGCTTGCCGACGTGTTCGACAAGACCCCGACGCTTGCCGGTATGCTGCTTGCTGCCAAGGAAGGAGAGAACCCCTTCGTGTACCTTGTCGAGCAGGCAGGCCCCGACCTTGACATCAGGGAGCTTATCAACGACCCCGACTTCGGGACGAAGATTGTGCAGGCCCTCGAAAAGTTCCAGCAGAACAAGCTGAAGGGCCAGCAGGCGCAGGCAGAGATCAAGGCCAACTACAAGGCCTCTTTCGCCGCCCTGAAGGAGATCCAGCAGGAGCGTGGCATGAGCGACGAGGAATGCCTGCAGCTTGTAGATGACTTCTTCGAGAACGTCATCGGCAATGCTTCCAAGGGCATAGTGAGCAAGGAGACCTGGGAGGCGTACCTGAAAGCCCGCAACTATGACGCCGACATCGCAACGGCTCGTGAGCAGGCCAGTGCGCAGGCCCTTAACAGCCGCATCCAGAACCCCAAGAAGAACTTCGACGAGCAGGAGCTGCCGCCGACCCTCTCCACTGGTGGAGCGGGAGCCGGTGAGCCGGAGGGCAAGAAGAAGAGCCGCTTCTTCGACGACTGGGAGCGTGAGGAAGGAATGTAGAACCCCTATAAATATAATAAGGTATGACAGGCCCCGACGGACAGGAGGCAGGCGTAAGCCTTACCGGCAGCGTAGCAAGCGCCACCCAGCTGAAGGACGGCAACCTTGCGCAGGAGCCGATAGAGCCGCCTCCAAAGAAAAAGAAGAAGCGCAAGTCATTCTTCGATGACTGGGAGAATGACTGACACAGAGAGTGATAGGTAAATTTTTTCAACGATTAATAAATTAAGTTAGTATGAAACGTTTGTTTAGTTTTCATTTGCTGGTGAGCTGCATCCTCTGCATGCTTGCCGTGTTGACTGGCGGCGGTATGGCCATGGCCGAAGTGCCTATCGTACCCGACCCCAACAACCCCGTTGACCCTGTTGACCCGAAAGTCGACAACCTGCCCAATCCTGACGGAACCGGTGCAGGCCAGGACCTGAGCGGTACGCAGGCCAGTGCCACACAGTTGAAGGAGGGCGACCTTGCCCAGCCTGACTATGACGAGGACGTGATACACTTCCGCTGTCATAAGTTCGTGCTTCTGAACCGCGCACGTACCGTTGCCCAGCAGCGTACATGCCGCGACTACGAGACCATCCACTTCCGCCTCGGTGAGGAAGACCTCTGCGGAAAGACGAAGGCAGCTATCGCCGCCGGTGACAGCATCAAGATCAACGCCTCGAACTTCGACGGCGACCTGAAGCTGCTGACTCCGGGTAGCACCATCTACGTGCAGGGCGTCGACGGCTACGCCGACGGATCGACCACCAAGAAGGAGGGCGACTTGATGCTGTTCGTGGTTGCCAACCCGACACTGAAGGAGGCCACCTGTCAGGCCATCAACGGCCCCGCCAAGGTGAACGGCGAGTACAACGACTCGCTGGATGACATGACCTGTCCTGCCATCCCCGCCAACACCCCGCTCGTTGTCTGTGCCATCGCCGGTGCAGAGAGCCAGCAGGAGGTTGCACCCGACAACTTCCAGCCCCGTCCGAAGACCGTCTATCTGCAGAAGCAGATCTTCAACGTGGTCTTCACCGACTACCAGAAGCGCATCATCACCAAGGCACGCTGGGCCATCAAGGACATCAAGGCCGAGGCTTTGCGCAAGTTCTCTGCCAAGGCAGAGTACACACTGTGGCTCGGTAAGCAGAAGCGCTTCAAGATGCTCGTTGACCCGACGATGGGCGAGGAGTTCGTCTATACGTCAGAGGGCGTCCTTCGCCAGCTGTCTAACACGTTAGGCATCAGCGACGACGGCATCGAGTTCCGCGACGTGACGGCCATCACCAAGATTCAGTTCACCGAGTTCTCAGAGCACGATGAGGCTGATATGTACTGCGGTAAGGATATGTTGGAGGACATCATCAACATGAAGGACATCAACGACCGCATCCGCCTGACTCAGGAGACCACCGACTTCGGCGTGAAGATCCTGGCATTCCACAACAACTTCGGTAAGCTGAACATCATCTATGCTCCGGCACTGAACAAGATCGGCTACTCGAAGTTCGCAGTTGTCATCGACATGAAGGGTGCCCGCTACTACACCAACATCTCGAAGACCGAGCGCACGGTTGACATGAAGAAGGGCGCTAAGGACACACGCGAGGCAACCCGCTACATCTACATCGAGGGCGGTGCCCTTGCACTCCGTGGCTTCAACAGCATCCTGGTTGGCCCTGCCAGCCTGATTGCAAAGCGCAACGTGTCGAAGTCCGCACGTCCCGTCAACATGGTGAACACCCTGCCTGCTACTCCTTACGAGGGCATGCTGATCCTCCTGAACGAGGACATCACCGTGAACGGCGTGAACTACAGCAGCGACCTTGTGTACGAGTACACTCAGGGCGCCTGGAACCAGTTCGTCGGCACCGTAAACGGCTAAATACGGCAAAGGTGGCGGTGCAAGAGCCGCCACCTATTCTAAACCCCTAAAAGTGAAGCGAAATGATTAAGATTTATCAGACCGTACAGAACCAGAACAACCTCATCACCACGATTCCCTTCAAGGGCGTGAAGGTGCAGGTGGAGTTCACCGGCGGTAACGTGATGAAGAACATTCCCGCCAAGTTCTATTGCCGCGACCCGTTCACGATGCGGGCACTCGACGAGAGCGATCAGAACGGACGTCTGTTCCGTCTGTTGCAGGTCATCGAGGAAGAAGGCGACAACAAGCCCAAGCAGCCCGCAGCACCCAAGCAGCCGGAGGTTAAGGACGAAGGCCTTGCCGAAATCATCAACAAGATGGAGAATACGGCACAGCAGCAAGCGCCGAAGCCTGAAGTTCCTGCACAGGAGCCTGCCAAGGAACCTGAGCCGGAGCCAGCACCTGAGCCGGAGCCAGCACCCGAACCTGAGCCAGCACCTGAGCAGACCGACGGCGAGGGAGAGACTGGAGAGCAGCCTGGTGGCGATGACAAGCTGGAGTTTGAGAACCTTGCAGCAGCCGTGACCTACATTGCAAGTAAGTACAACGAGCAGGTGGAGACCGAGAACCAGGTGCGCAAGTTCATCGAGGAGAAGGAGGGCAGGAAGTGCCTTATCCACAAGGGATAGGCCGACTCCCCCAATACCGTAAAGAGCTATGAAGGTAAAGGAGATAGTAACCCGCGTGAGGTCAGCCATCGACGAGTTGACGGTCAGTGATTCCGAGTTCCTTAACAAGACCTCGGACGAGGAGAACCTGACGGCGATCATCATTGACAAGATACCGTATGCGCTGACATACGTCATCGAGAACGCCCCAGAGGAGAAGATAGACAGCAGCATGGTGACACAGTACGCCGTTTCAGGCGTGACGGTTGCCGCCGGTGCCATGGTGTCCGTCAAGCTCCCTGCGGACTTCCTCCGACTGATGTCTGCCCGCCTCTCGTCGTGGTCGCTATCCCCCAAGCCCGTAGCCGAAAGCTCGCAGGAATACCTCATGCAGCAGGACACATACGCCCGTGGCAGCTGGGACCGCCCTGTGAGTGCCTACAGGTACAAAGGTGCAGACCGCTATCTGGAGCTGTACAGTGCCAAGGCAGACAGCGACACCGTACAGGTGTCCTACATCAAGAAGCCCGTCGTAGGCGACACGTCGAGCGGTGAGACCGAGATCGGCGTACCCGCACGCCTGGAGGGCGCTTTCATCTACCAGGTTGCCGCCCTTACGATGGTGGCATTCCGTGAGCAGGTGGCGCAGCAGCTTTTCACCATAGCGCAGAACTACCTGTTTTCCACCATAACTAACCGTGAGCAGTAGATATGAAGATACCCACATTCACATTTGACGAAGGGGCCAACGGCTATCTGTCCGAACCGATGGAGATAGAGGATCCCATACTCGTGAAGATTGAACTCGCGAGCGTAGCCCCCGTAGTCACCCTGAAGCAGGAAGAGGACGGCGGCTGGGCCAACTACGGCCAGAGTCCGAAGGATGCCCGCCGCTACGAGATAACAGTTAACCCCAAGGGGAGGATGACCGTCATGCTTGCCACCCCCGTCAAGGTTTTGAAATGTCACATTATTTAAATGGCCATGCAGAAGTTATTTGAGTTTGTAGAGCATATCGGCAAGTGGCGCGTACTGGTACAGACGCGCGACATACAGAACGGTGCCGTGACAACCGCCAATCTGGCAGATGGAGCCGTTACCGCTGAGAAGATTCAGGACGGAGCCGTCACCAACGAGAAGCTTGCCGATGGAGCCGTAGATACCCGTACCCTTGCCGACGAGGCCGTCACCAACGAGAAGATCCAGGACGGAGCCGTCACTGGTGAGAAGATTGCCGACAATACCATCACTGGCAACAAGTTGCAGGATGGTATCATCGACAGCGACAAGTTTGCCGACGGCAGCATCGAGAGCCGTAACATAGCCGACGATGCCATCACGACCGACAAGATTCAGGACGGAGCCGTCACCACCCCGAAGCTTGCTGACGGAGCCGTCACCACTGAGAAGATTCAGGATGAGGCCGTCACGACGCAGAAGATAGCCGATGAAGCTGTTACCACCCGCAAGCTGCATGACGAGGCCGTCACCACGGCCAAGATTGCCGAGACCGCTGTTACGACCGAGAAGATAGCCGACGAGGCCGTGACCACCCCGAAGATAGCCAATGTGGCCGTGACATCGGAGAAGATTGCCGACGGTGCTGTGACCGGCGCGAAGATAGCCGAGCACACCGTTACCGGCGACAACATAGCCAAAGGTGCCGTGACCACCGAGAAGATAGCCGACCAGGCCGTAGGCACGGAACAGATAGCACCCCATGCCGTCGTTCGCGAGCATATCCAGCCGGGAGCCATCCCTGAGCTGGAGGGCATGCTTGACGAGCTGGAGGAGAAGCACGACGCCGACATTGAGCGTCTGGAGCAGGCCATCTGGCCGTTCGAGGTGAGCATCAGCGCACGCCCGACAGCCGTGGAGATAGACACCGACACCAACGTGGCACTGTCATGGACGGCGAAGCGCAAGGGCGTGGCCGTCACTCCCGAGACGCAGGCACTCGACGGCGTGGCCGTCACGGGTACCGGCAAGAGCGTTACCCTGCATCCGACGGAGGAGGGTAGCCAGTCGTTCGTGTACCAG